CTGAACCCCGGCTTCGACCTGACCAGCGACGTCTACGGCCGGGCGCCGCTGAACTTCGACGAGTTCTACACCGGCAGCGGCATCGCCGCGCAAGGCACCATCACCCCGCAAGGCGCCACAACCCCCGCCCCTCCGAAAGAACAGGACGACGACAAGATGCTTTACATCACCAAAAACAAGGGCGACACCGTCATATGGATCGGCGACATGATTACCCGCCGCCCGGTCGCGGACGTCGCCGAACTGACCACGCTGCGCGAGTTCGCGAAGACAGGCGTCGTGAAGATTTTCCGCAACGGCGACACGCAGGACTGGCCCCCGTCCTACATCGGCGTCCCGGTAGGCGGTAAGTGATGCTTATCTCGATCCTTCGTACCATCGTCCCCGCACTGTGGGGCAGTCTCGTCGCCTGGCTGATCGGTGTCGTCCCGGTCCTGGCACCGCTGCAGGCACACCTGCTCGGCCTCAGCGACGTCATCCTGCCGGTCATCACGGCCGTGATTATCGCGGCGTGGTACGCCTTCTGGCGCTGGCTCGAACCGCGGCTGCCTGACTGGCTGACCCGCGCCGTCCTGGGATCTGCTCAGTCGCCTGTCTACCCCGGCAAGCACGAAGCCCCCTAACCGAAGCCTTCCCACAAGGGAATACTGCCGTCAGCCACGATCTACACATGGCTGACGGCAGTATTTCTTTTCCATTCAGATTAACCCCGACGGGGTCGGTCGCTACTGTCGTGCGCGGGTCTAACGCCGAGATCGAAGAAGCGATCGCCGTCCTATGCCTGACGACCCTGGGCGAACGCCCCATGCTCCCCACCTACGGCGTCCCCGACCCGGCCTTCGCGGGCCTGCACGTCGGCGACATTCAGGTCGGCTTGGATGAACACGGCCCAGACGGCGTCACCATCACCGGAGTCGAGCAGTCCCCGGTCAGTAACACGCAATCGGCGGCTGAAGTGACCTGGTCACGCACGAAAGGAACCCCCTAATGCCCGGCATTTCCGACGTCCCCGAGATGGAGACGCTACGGCTGTTGAACTACGGCACTGAAGTCGATCTGCTCGACGCCGCCGTAACCCACATTCAGGCCGTCATGCCCGAGTGGACACCGCGGGGCGGAAATACCGAACTGGTGCTACTCGAAGCCCTGGCCGTGATGCTCGGCCCAGAGATCCTGTCTTTGCAGCTACTCGGCCCGCGGGTCGTCGAGCAGGTCGTCGGTTTGGCCGGGGCGTCCCGGTCTGAAGGTGTTGCGGCGCGGGCGCGGGTGAAGTTCACCGTGACGAACAGTAGCCCGACGCAGGTCATCCCGTCCGGTGCCCGGTTGCGGCTGGCGCTCGATAGCAGTGTCGGGTCTGTGGATTTGTTCACGACCGAAGACCTGTCCATTATTACGTCTGAGACCCTGACCGGCGAAGTCGACGTCGTCGTCGACCGGATCGGGTCGCTCCCGAACGGCGCCCCGACCGGGACCGTCTTGTCTGTGGTCGATAATTACCCGTTCATCGCGAAGGCCGAACTGTCCGCCGCCGTGCTGGGCGGCGCGGACATGGAAAGCGACGACGTGTTCTTCGCCCGGGCCGCGTCGGTCCTGGCCCGGCAGAACTCGACGCTGGTTCATCCCGAGCAGTTTGAGTACGCGGCCCTGTCCCGGGTCGGCGTCGGGCGGGCACTGGTGCTGGATAACTACGACCCCGCCGCGCCCGGCGTCACGACTTACGGGCATGTCACGGTCGCCGTCGCAGGGTTGGACGGTGGCCCGCAGGACAGCACGGCAATGAACGACACTAGGGACGCTCTCGCTAAGCAGGCCCTCGCGTCACTCTCGATCCATGTGATCGCCCCGACTTACACCACACTCGACCTGCCCGTCACGGTCAAGGCGTTGCCGGGCTGGTCAACGACCGACGTGCAGGCCTCAGTGACCGCCGCCCTGACGGCATGGGTTAACCCGTCGACGTGGGCATGGGACGACGCGGCAACACAGTTTGAGATCGTCGCTGTCGCCGCCGCCGCACCGGGCGTGAAAGAAGTGACCGCCGCCCCGGCGACGATCGCCCTGACCGGCGTCGCCCCGCTGCCGACGCTCGGCACGATTACGGTAACGGTCGCCTAGGTGGGCGCCGAGACCATCCCGGTCAACCCCTGGACCCTGGCCTGGTGGGGCACGCTGCCGGGCGCGTACCGGGCCGCTGACGCGGTGCAGGCCGCGCCGGGCCTGCTCTATCAGGTCGGGCTGAACGCCGAACCGCTGTTCGTGAACGGCTTCGACGGGTGGAACGTTGAAGCGCTCAACCAAACAACCGATTCCATGACGTTACGGATGACGCGGGCGTTCTTCGGCGTTGACCTGTCCCAAGCCGTCGTCTTTCAGGCCTGGTGGACGGCCGACGCCCCCGGCGCCGAGATCGCCCTTTCCCTGGCCGACGCGACCGGCGCGAACCTGGGCACCCACGATTACACCGACCTGCCGACCGGCGACGGCGACGACACCCTCGTGTCGGCGCTGGGCGCGGCGTCCCCGATCACCGCGACCCTGACGTTCACGACCCCCGTCGGCGACGGCGGGCTGCTGTTCAACATCAGGGGCGTCAACGTCGGGCACCGGGCCGTCGCGTTCGAAGCGCTCCCCGGCAACGCCGTATCCATGAATTACCCGTTGCTGCGGTTCATGGACGGTCCGGGGCAGATCGCCGGTACTGTCCGTGGCCTCTCCGATGGTCTCTGGTCGGGTGAGTTCATGGACCCCCGCAACACCCCCGATAGTGCTTTGCGGTGGGTCGCGCAACTCATGGGCGTTTCGGCGACGATCCGCAACCAGTCCCCGGCCGACCTGCGGGCCTATCTTGTCGACCTGGCCGATAACGGCAGGCCCGCGTCGGGCACGCGCGGCGATATCGCGAACGCCGCCCGTAAGTACCTGACCGGCGACAAGCAGGCAATCATGATCCCCTCACCGACGAAGCAGCATTCATTGATCATGCTCGTCAGGGAAGACGAACTGCCCGGTGCCGACGTCGACCAGCCTGCCGCCCTTGCCGCCCTCGTTGCGAGCGTCCGGGCTACCGGTGTTGTCCCGGCCGGGCATGAACTCGTCGCCCTGATCGCCGCCCCGACCTGGGATCAGTGGGAGACCGCGGCGGGCATGACCTGGGCTGAGCTTGAAGCTGCCGCGCCGACCTGGACCCGGGCCGACTCGCTCGGCGTCACGATCACAGAATAGGAACCTGACCACATGGCAGACACAACAGCGGGCGTGCAGGTCTTTATCGGACCTGCTAATCAGTTGACGCTCGGCGACGTCGTCGAAGGCCCGACCGGCGTGACGCTGGAAACGATCGACTCATCGCATCAGCGCATCAACTTCAGCATCAGCGCCCCCACGGCTGATGTTCTTGATCAGGCGACTGCCGCGGCCGGAGCCGCGGCTGGTTCGCAGACCGCCGCGACCGCAGCACAAACCGCGGCAACGGCGGCGCGGACCGCGGCGGCGGCGGCGCAAACAGCGGCGCAAACAGCGGCGGCGCAGGCCGCTGCGTCGGCCGTCACAGCCGCGGCAGCAGCCCCGACCGACGAACAAATGGCGGCGATCGTCGTCGCGAAACTCCTGCCCTCAAACCTCGCCCTCGACACCGACGGCGTCCCGTTCATCAACCCCGGATCAAACACGGTCTTCGTTTACGCGGACACCGACGGCCGACCCTACTTCGTGAGCTAAGGAAAGAAGACCATGACACAGCCCCCAGACAAGCGACTGCTCACCGAAGCGACCGCCGCGACCCAAGCCACCAACCCGGCGACCCCGCTCGGCGCGGCACTTAATGCCACCTATGCGCCCACCAAGGCGAGCCAGAGCTACGCGGCCCGCGTGCGCCGATCCACAGTCCCCGCACCCGGCGCTGCTGTGCCGACTTTTCAGGTCACGGACGGGCGCTTGGGCGACGCGTCAGATGCTGACATTCTGATCGGTTCGGGCACGACCACGATCACGACCGACAAGTATGTCGATCAGGTCCGCGTCGCTGCCGGTGCCGTGCTCGAAATCGCACGCGGTGCCCGCATCTTCGCCCGCTCCGCTGTCGTGAACAACGGAACCATCCGGGCTATCACCACGAATGGGCTAAGCGCTGTGGGCGCTACTGGCGGGATTGGTGGCGGCGCCCCGACGCTGGGCAGCGGCTCGACGCAGCTTATCGGCGCGGCTGGCGGCAACGCGGGCGGCAACGGCACGGCCACTAACGGCGCTACGGGCGTGGCTTCGGCAGGAAAGGTCACGCAGGGCGGGCTGGGCGGTGCCGGTGGTATCGGCGGCGCGTCAGGTGCTAACACTGGCGGCGCGTCCGGTGCATCCGGCGCGAAGACGGCGGCAATGGCCGGTGTCCGCACGGTCGAATCCGCGCACGCCGCATGGCTGACCGCCGCGCTGTCCACCGGCATAGCTGGCGGCTCGGGTGGCGGCGGGGCTGGTGACGGAACGAACGCAGGCGGCGGCGGCGGTGGCGGCGGGGCTGCTGGCGGCTTCCTGTTCATCGTCACCAACTACCTGTCCGGCGCTGGTGTGTTCACCGCGCCCGGCGGTAACGGCGGTAACGGCTCAGCAGGCGTGGCGGGTAACGCCGCAGGCGGCGCAGGCGGCGGCGGCGGTGGCGGTGGTATCGCCATTGTCTCGGCACTGGACTACTCAGAATGGACCGGCACCGTCGTAGCCCCTGGCGGCTCGCTCGGTACTGGTGGCGCTGGTGTCGGAACGGGCGCGACTGGTGCGAACGGCACCGCAGGGTCAGCAGGCATCGGCCTGCTCCTGAATCTTGCCACGGTGGACGGAAAGACCCGCTCCGACGTGAAGGCCGTCGTCACGCCCTCCGTGACGACCACGGCACCGCTGCTCGGCTCCCCCACGGTCTACACCTACGACGCCGCCCCTGTCCGCTTTATCGGCGGGCCGAAGGAAGCGAAGACCTACGGCGCACTGACCTACTATCAGTCAGGTTTGCAGACCGGCAATGCTGGCTGGAATGGCCCATCAGGTGGTGGCGGGTTCTGGATCATGGAGTACGTCACCGACGCGCCCGTGCATGAGATCCGGCTCCGCAACGCCAACGGCAAG